GGAGCCGCTTCGATACCGGATCGCGGGCCGCTTGTCGGGCGGGGAACAGCAGATGCTCGCGATTGCGCGCACGCTGATGGGCAATCCGGCGCTGCTGTTGCTTGACGAGCCGAGCGAGGGGCTTGCACCGATCATCGTGCAGCGGATCGGCGAGTTGTTACGACAGCTGCGCGGGACCGGTGCTACGGTTTTGATCGCGGAACAGAACATGCACTTCTGCCTTGGGCTGGCGAGCCATGCCACTGTCATCGACAAGGGCCAGATCGTCTATACCGCTACAATCGAGGATCTGAAAGCCAACGACAACATTCGCCAGCGCTATCTCGCGCTGTAGCTGCGGCACTGCCTTGTCCGAATTCTATCTGGGGCATGATTCCTGATCGCGCACGCGATAGTCGTCGGTGTTTCGTCATCCCTTGCGAGAAATGCCGATAGAATCGGGCTGATTTGCAATTCCGTAGTGCGGAACAAAATTCCGCTTGCATCAGCAACTGACCGGGATTCTCATGTTCGGCAATAACAAGCTGAACGAGACGCAACGCCGCCGGTCATTTGGCAACGAGGAAGCGTGATGGGCGCGTTGTCGCATCTGCAAATTGTCGAGATCGGAAGTGCTGCGGCGGCGAGCTATTGCGCCCGCCGGCCTTGAAACCTCGAAATCCATACCTGAGCCCTTAGGAGGCGAACGTAAGCGCCAGGTTCGAGCCCTGATGCGCCTGCCAAACCGCTCAAGTGCTACCCGGTCTTAATGATGGTTGTGGTGGTGCCAATTCTTCCGGTGCAGGATCCCCGGCGTCTGCGCATAAGACCCGGAGTCCTGCTGCCTGGATTCCTGAAGCCGCCGTTGATAGCCGGAGGAATTCATGATGTTTGCCGCACCACCCCGTGCCAAGGCCGGCGCGATATTTGAGAGTTCAACCGCGCCGATGAGAAACAGCAAGGCTGCGGCTAGTTTGGCGTGACTTTTCATGGTTGACCCATCGCGCGTTGGCCTGGCGTCATGACTTGCCGCTTTGTCGGGAGTTGCGCTAGACCATTCCACGGCAGATCGGCGCAGACAATTCACACAAACGCGATTGTCCGGGCGACAGGACAGCGAGCGATCCCAAATCTTGGCATTCAAAGCTAAGCTATTGAGATGCCGTCGTAAGCAAATGGATCGCCGGCTTCACGTGCCGCTCCGGATCATCAGGCCGAGCGCCAGGACAAGAATCAGGAACATCACAGCGACGGCTTCGGCGGGAAGGATGATGGGGGAGGGCGTCAGAGGCTCTGCTCGATGCGACCGGCGAACCGGTCCGGGTTGCACGCCCATCAGACCGCCTCGTGCTTCGCAAGATCGTGGGTATGATCGAAAAGGCTGGCCTGCAGGTCAGGGCCCGCCAACGGAATTTCGGGAACGGCGGCCTCCGCCAGGATCTCGGCCGTGACGTCATCGACCGCAGAACCCGCGATCTCGTGAATGAAGCTGATGTTCTTGTATTCGCCGGAAGTCACGCGCGAGATAACTTCCCGCCGGGTGATTTCAGGGTCGACAATGGCCTCGCGCCCGCGCCGTCCATAATCGATCATCACAACGAAATACTGCATCGCGGCTGCGCTCCTCGCCCCAAAGCGAGGCTGTTGGACGAAACTAGTCTTTCGGAAAATAAGAAACTAGTCAAGCCGTAAATTCGGAAAATCAGAATTAAGCTCGATCTGCAGGACTTCTCGGCCGACGCCGGGCGAGAATCGCGCGATGCGTGCTCATTTTGCCGCTTTGATTTCCCTTGGGTGAGCCCCGACATGCGCCCTGGCACCCTTGCGCGCGCGGGCGGCGGCTTTGGTCCGCAGGCGTTCGATCTGGCCCCTTGGCAGGGTGACGCAGATCTCCCCGATCCATTCCAGCTTTACTCCGTTGATCGGCTTGGCGTTGAAGCTCGTGAGGTTGACCAGCGTGGAGGATTTTCCCCGCTCGATCGTCTTCAAATAACGCTCGCCGGTCTTCAGCCTGACCGCGGCCTCTTCCCCGTAGAAGCTCGACGGCGGATGGCGCTGTTCCCTGTAGACCACGATGATGTCGCCGTTTTCGTACTTAGGCAGCATGGAGTCGCCGACGACTTCAAATGCGATGGTTTCCTCCGCGATCGGGAAGGGCAACTCGACCTCGCCCAGCCCCTCCGGCGGCACCTGTTCATGTTCGGGCTCGATGACGGCCCCGGCGCCGACACGGCCCATGATCGGCACCGAATTCAGCTCGAGGTAATCGATGATGGGCGCAATTTCCGTGGCTTTGATCAGGCGCGTTTCGGCCAGGATCTCGGAAACCGCGCCCGCGCGGACGCCCATCGCCGTTGCCAGACCGCCCTTGGTCTTGCCCGGCTTCTCGAGGCCCCGCTCTATCATCTTGATGTCCAGCATGCCGCTATCTTTCTGAATTTCAGAAAAGAAATCAATTCCGATTTTCCGAAATCGACTTGACTTTTATTTCGGAATATCAGAAATTATGGAGATGAACCCGGCAACAACCATCATCAGGAAACTCGGCGGCGAGGCCAAGGTAGCCGGAATTGCGGGCACGGCGTTGTCGGCGCCGTACCGCTGGCAGCATGAAAAATCGCGGGGCGGCACCGGCGGCCTGATTCCGCAGGCCCACCATCGCCGCCTGCTGGATTACGCCGACGCCCACGGCATCGCGCTTGCGGCGGAAGAATTTCTGACCCCGCGCGCGAGCGCATCTTCGGGAGCCGGATGATGCGAGCTTCATTTGAGAACATGCAGCGTGGCGCTGTTGTTTCCCAGCGCGCTGGTGGCGGCTTCAATCGAAACGCGCGCGCCCGACGCAGGAATAATCAGTCTGAACACCGCGATGCTTTGGGTGCGCCCGCCCGGCGCCGGCTGTTGCGTGAACGCGGCACACCGCAAGATGCCGTTGGAAAGATGAAAGTTTCCGAATCCATCGACATAGAATTCCTGCAAGCCGAAAGGCTCCAGGACTTTTTCGCTTTTCATTGTTGCCGCCCCATTCGCGAGTTGATGGAGGTATCCGGCCACAACTTGAGGGTGCCGTACAGTAAATTATTTTTGCGGGTTGTCGCGCAATCGCGGTTGCGGGCGCAACGAAAAATTAACCGGTGCCGAATGACGCGCGCGCCGGCCCCAGGGCGCCAAGCGCGACTGCCCCGCCTGATGCACCCGCAAGGCCGAACGCGCTCGCACGTCAACGTGCGCCAAGCACATTCGAGGAAACGGAAAGGGCAGGGGGCCGAATGCAATCGACAAATTGGACAGAAGAGCATTCAAAGGCGCTGCGGGAATTTCTCGAGAGCGGCATGTCCTATGCAAGGACCGCCGACGCCATCAATGCGAAATTCCAAACCGCCTATTCCCGCAACGCCGCGATCGGCCGCGCCAATCGAATGGGATTTGCAGGTCCGGACAGGCCCAACGACTGGCCCAAGCTGCCACCGAGAGCCAAACCGCCGCAGCTGCACAAACTACACGAACGCCACGTGCCCGAATCCATGCGGTTGATGCCAATGTTCGAGCGCGAGGAGACCGTCAAGCTTCGCTGCGTCGAGATCGATCCGCGCCATCTTTCGCTGATGGATCTTGAACCCGGCGATTGCCGATATCCCTACGGCGGCGACGAGGAAGGCGAAGCCATTACCTTCTGCGGTCACCCGCAGCGCCGGGGCACGAGCTACTGCACGGCGCATTTTCATCTGACGCGCGGCCCCGTTATTGCGTCGGAACGATCCGCCGGCAGCGTCTCACTCAGGCTTGTGGAGGCGGCATGAAGCGAGGGCCGAAACTGCCTCCGGTTGCGATCATGGCCAACAGGATGAAGCCGCTGGCGCGCAGCCATCGCATCGCGCATTTGCGCGCGCTGATCCAGCAGCAGCCGATCGGCTCGGCCCGACGGGAAGAACTAGTTGCATTGTTGCGCGATGAGATGTCGGCACCGCCTCGCAGGGAAGTCCCGCGCAAAATGAATCGCCCCTGGATGCCTCTGTATGTCGGCGACTATCTCGGCGACACCGGTCACCTGACCACGACGCAGCACGGCGCCTATCTCCTGTTGATGATGCACTACTGGCACAAGGGCGAGCTTCCCGACGACGACCGGCAACTCTGCAAGATCGCCAAGCTGCCGCTCAAGACGTGGAATGAGCATCGCGCGACGCTGCAGGATTTTTTCCACGACAGGTGGACGCACAAAAGGATCGACGCCGAACTCGAGAGGATGATGCGCGTATCCGCCAAGCGGGCGATTGCCGGGCAAAAGGGAGGCATTGGCTCGGCGCTGGCGCGCATGAAACTGGAAAACGCCTCGCTCTCCCGGCACGCTTCGTCCCGAGCAATTGCCGAACCGTTGTCCAGCGCGGCCGCGGCATGCGCCGACCACTCACATTCACACAAGAGTCTTCTCACGAATAAGACGGGCGCGGCCGATCCCTTGACGCAGCAACCGGGAGGACGCGCAGAAAAGCCGGGCATCGCCGTCAGCCCCGAGCTTGCGGCCTATGTCGCCTGCCGAACG